GCCTACAAGTTGGCTACTGCATAAGCAGCAACACGAACATATGCGCCAGTAACGGTCGACGAGCCAGAGGCATCAAGTTCCACGTACTGACCTGGTTTAGTTACCGTAACGGTATATTGAATGTTACGCGACGCCGTGCCGTTGTTATTATCAACCAAAGCAGTCGACGGCGCCGTAGATGAAAAACCTGGGGTGACTAACGCAGTACCATCCAATCCAAGCACAATCAAATACTGACCGATTTCGTTAAAAGCGAAACGATTAGCAGTGATGGCAGTGATCAATGTTCCATACGTAGTGGTAGACACACCGAGCGTTCCCCAAAGATTCGTCTTAGTTGGGGCTGTTGCAATCATGTGACTCCCTTGGACCGCCGCGTCCAAGACAGGTTTGTACAAACTCACGTCGTAACTGACCCACAGTTCTCCGAGCACAGTATTAGCGCTACCAGGTAGACCTGTGGTGGCCAACTGGAATTTTGCCAAATCATAAAATCTGGGATCCTCAGTGACCGGAATGGAGCCTCCGTCACGCACATAATACAATTTATTAGCGGTTTGAGACGGGTCACATTCCATAGTGTGAATTTGCGATAGGGAGGGTTTCGCAGAAACGGCATATTGTGAATTTTCCATATGTAGTTTATCCGCGAACGACGCTTGTGCGACATCATAATTCGAAGCCATAATAATGCCACCCAATGCACCCCCGGCCGATATATCGCTCGAAAGGGTCTTGAACTCAAAAACCAAACCATCAAACTTATATTGCTGGTATTGGCGAGCAAGCCTAGCGAGCCAGGGAAAAGTGTAGGAATCACCGGGATTCACGTTGAACGACTCCAACGTGAAAGCAGTCGGGCTAGATGGGACAATGACATCTTTGATATACTCACGATGAGTTACCCTAGTAGCATTACCCATAACACCGAAAGCTGGTACGCTCTCTCCAGGAGGAAGTGCCAAACCCGACTTAAAAAGCGAGTTTGCACGAACTTGGTAATCACCAAATCCCAGAATCCGCGAGATACCCTTCCCTAGGCGGCCGCCAAGGCCAGACCCTAGAGTAGAGCCTGCAGATCCCATTCCGGGTCCGAGAGAGGCTCCTGCCATTCCACCGGCGATTCCGCCAGCCGACGTTCCAATGCGTTCAAACGTTCCGTCAGGAATGAATTTACGAGCAATTGGAACGACCTTATCCATATAGTAACCTCCGTTGCCACGAATTCGAGTAATCGCGGTCTTATTGTTGTTCTTTTTACGAGCCATTTGAATATCACTTTGTAGATACCCCGCCGACAGGCCGCCGCCGTGTCGTAACTCGCTACGGGAGGGTGCGTCACACCCTGGATCCGAAAATCTGCTGCCCGTTAGAAAATTTTAAAATTAGTAATCAACGACGCACAGCTTATCAAACACCACATGTTCAATATACGCTGGCACCGAGGTTACCCGATTTATCAAAGCTTCAACCTGCATTACTTCCGCTACTGTAATGCCGTATCGATGGTTGATGGCTTGAAGAGCATCTTCACGATCACATGTAATTCCGTTCAATATAGGTTTCCATGATTCTAATAGATCGTGCGATCTCATTGCTTCACATTTCTGTCCACATCTTTTCATGACATGTAAGAAAATCCCAAATATTGGGTAAGAAACCGGGACGTCGCCATAAGACGACGCCAGTGCATGCGCGACTATTTCAGCTGCTGACTGTGCACCAACACCCTTGGGCGCGATCGTTTCAGGATCACGAAGGAGTTTACCGATTTTCAATGAAGCAGACGGAAGTGGAATCCAGACGAGATTGCCTTCAAGAGTTTTCCTCCACCAACCTTTCAAAAAGGTGGTGTGCCCAAACTCCAAACTCGGAAAATATTTCAAAGTGAAACCTAATTCCCAAGCAGCAGTCTCAATGTCAATACGAGCTCTGTTCTTGATGTAATACATGTACATAAACATTGTACTCATCGAATTAAACACAGTAGTCATCGTAATGCCCGTCGGCATTTGGACTCCAGCCTCACCCTTTACTTCAAGACGTTTGTGGTAGATGGAATATGGACGAGAACAGCATTCATACGCCATTGATATAAACCATTCTGGAACCTTCAAATATTCCATCCAACGTCTTGCCGCCGCTTGCGGTCCTTCATCTTGCGTATGATCAAACTGACTTTGATCTCCTTCACCAAATTGATATCCACCAAAATGACAAGACAGAGGACCCCAAGCAACCACAGAATCATCTCCAGACACTGCTATACAACAGTCTCCAGACATGAAATCATCCGACATTTCACTCAAGCGTTGAAAATTATAACCGCTGGCAAAATGGAGACGAACATTGACACCACAAAACTGACGGACAACTCCATCAAATCTCGCGTGCAATGTTTCTGTGATTGCTCTTGAATATGGGGACATGGAAGCGTGGTACCGCGGATCCAAATTTACGATCGCGCGCGGTTTCAACGA